CCTGATTATAATCTTAATATAATTAGTAACAAAGCTTCAGAATAAAAGAACAGGGGGCGACCCGAAAGTCGCCCCCTGCCTCTAGGACATCGTAACTATAACGTCCTAAGGATTTATCAGAGATTCGAAGTGATTGATCTTGTGACTTCTACTTCGTAGTTACGTGCTAGCTTGACATTCTTAGCAACTGTGATTCCCTCACCGTCACCAAGCATTACGATGTCGTAGCGCTCCTTCATCTTCATTGAACGAATGTCACGGCTTGGATCATCGAACTGATCTGTGCTCATGTCATCCTTAACGAGGAGTGTTCCAACCTCGTTACGGTCAATGAGGAATAGGTCTGACTTGGCAGGAGTTGCACCGTTCTTTGCAGTGAAGCTGACGAATGGGGAAACGATTACGTTTAGACCCATTGGGGCTGTTGCATTTGCAGTGCCTTCCTTTGACTGTGGACGGTAGCCCCAGCTTGTGTTCATCTGTGCACCACCTGCGTGGAAGACATTGTCCTTGAGGAACAATGACCACATAAGTGGGTGAAGGATGAAGTCTGTTGGAACATGGTTCTCAGCCATTAGAACAGCTGCCATATCAACGATATCATCCCAAGAGATGGTGCCGTTGAGTGCGCCGTTAATGTCACGACCGGTTGTGTCGTCATAGCTACCGCTGTCGTTGTCATAGACGATTGTTGCAGCGTCCTTGAAACGACTAAGAGCAATTTGTTCCTTGAGACGTGCCATGGCGCGTCCTGCAGCTCTTACGTGCATTCCTACGATATCCCATAGTGAGTCAGCAATTACTTCCTCAGTAAAAGCCAGCTTCACACCCTTCTTGGATACCTTGCCCTCGATCTGCTTGGCAAATGCGAGTGCTTGTTCTGGGTACTCTTGTCCTTCGGGTATCTCTGCTGCTTGGATGGCATTTACTGCAGGGAACTCCAAAGAGCGTCCCTTTCCGAGGCGAACTGTTGAAAGAAGTGGCGTCACCAACAATTGTGGCTCAGCTGCTTCCTTAAGAGTGCGAGAGATAATTTTGGGGAAGAGGATTGCAGCGTCAGACGATGCAAATGCTTCCTTAATAGTTACTCTGTTATCTTCGTCAATATATCCATCCTCGGCCAGCGCGGCTTCCCAAGCTGGGAGACCCGAGAGGAGCTCTTGGATTGTCTTACTCATCTTAGGATTATTCCTCCTGTGCTATTTCTTCTTATTATATTGTGAGATTAACGCGGAATGCGCCAATCACGTTGTGGACATCCAGGTTGCTACGGATACCAAGCTTGCCTGAGTAAGTGCCAGAACGGGTAAGTTCAAACACTGTCTTCAGTGCACCTGGGTCTGAGGGAAGCTGCATGTAAGAGAGCAAACCATCATCAAAGTTGGTTGCAAACTTCTCAACTTCAATAACCTTACCAACCTGGAGGTAAGCATATGAAGCTGAGCTTGCAAAGAAGTCACTTGCAGCTGCCTTCACTGGACGTCCCATATGATCGGAACGCACCACATCACCGGCAACAACGTCAGCGTTGATGCCTGAAACCATTGGGTACTCTACGTAACCATGAGTAATGAAACCTGCACCCTGTGAGGTTCCCTTGTCAAATGGACGGTAGAGGTCATACTGAGCAACGCCTACTGGAACTGATCTTGCACCAACAGTAACAGTGTCTGTTGAGCCAGATGTTGAGCTTGGTGTTGCACCATCAAGTGGATCCCAACCACTCATTGTGTCGCCCCAGCTGGTGCTTGAAGCTGTACCATTGGCTGGAACAACTCTTGAGTCACCTGCAGCGTCGGTAACGACCGACAAAATGGTTCCCTTGGTGATGACGATCTCAAAACGATCATCTTCACTGTCAAGGTACCAAGTTGGGAGACCAGGGTGTGGAAGGAGGTATGCTGCTGGAGCAATACCCTCAGAGACTACGAAGCGACCCGAACCGGTCTTAGTCCCTACCTTACGAAATTTAGCTAAACTCATTTAAGTTTCTCCTTAAAATATTATTTTATAGTTTTCTGCGACCCATAAGAGCATCTACAAAGACCTGCTCTGGGACTGATTCTGTGTTTGACTTTGATTCTTTCACTTCACTGTCGATAGTGGTGACGTTTCCTTCACCTTCAACAGCTTCAATGTCTGAACTGATTTCTGGCATTGTTGCCTTTGCAGACTTAGTCTGTGGCATCTTTGCAAGATCTCTAAGGGAATCAGCTAATGAAGAAGCTGTGCGCTTTGCATGCTCTTCAATAAGCTCTTCTCTATCATCTGCAGACTCAATACCGCTTGCAATCTTTGCATCAACAACTCTTTCAACAAGAGTTCTGTGCAACGCGCTTCTGAGCTTTGCATTCTCTTCCTCTAAGGCTTTAACTCTATCGAGCACCACTGGATCCTCGTTCTCAGCGACTTCTTCTTTGTCGTTGAGTGAATCTTCCTGTGGTTCGCTCTCTTCGGAAGCAGCCTGAGTTTCCTCAGACTCCTCATTTGGTGCCTCTGACTCTTCGGAATCAACAACCTCTTCGGTTTGTTCTTCTGAAGTTTCAG